AGGCTCTCGCTTCTGGCACCGCTACTGCTGGTGATGTCTTCAAGCTCTCTGGCCTCAAGATCGTCGACCTCAACGGCATTCAAACCAACAAGGACTACTCCATCGTGGTCGGTCCTGATGGCTCTATTCCGGAAATCAGAATAGAGATCGAAGGCAAGAGCTGCGGTAACGCTAACGCATGGATCGCCTCTGGCACCGCTGCTGGCTCTAAGAACCTGACTTACGCTCTCGTAGACGGCAAGACTTACACGGTCATCCAGACTCGTGCTAAGGGCGCAGTCGCATTCGACACCTACAAGTTCAAGGAAATGCCGGGCACCAAGATGGAGAAGGCTCGCTATGAAGGCTCTCCGATCGAGGTTCAGGTCTATGAAGGCGGAAACATCGGTGACTTCAGCTCGATGGTCAGAATGGTTGTGCCATACGCAGTCGGCCTTCCGGATCCTCGTGAAGCTGTCCTCTCCTACGTTGAGGCTGACTAACCCCTTTCCGTTGCACAACAACGGTACCTCCAAGCATCTGAGTTAATTCTCAGATGCTTTTTGTTTTGCTCTTCTTTTCCACTCTCTATGGTATTCTGCCCATGCATCTCTATATGGCTGAAATTCTTCCTCAGTCATCTGTTCAGATTTGTATAGCTTCAATGCTCTAAAATACATTCCTCCTTGCCCAGCTTTATCGCCCTTCCATGTCGGATGTTTTTCTCTTGTTCGTCCATACATCGGGTGATTCTCTCCGACTCTGCCATACATTGGACCTTTACGTCCAGCTATAAGGTAACCTTTGCCATACATACCGCACTTCTCGCCTATTCTCTCATATTCAGTACCTTTCTCAAATGCTCTATGCATTTTCTGGTGTGTGGAATGATCTATAGGAATTGTAAGCTTGTAGTCATTGTAAACTCCCAGATCTTCTAACCTCTTAGCTCTATTGATGATTTTTCTGAAAGTTCCATCGACGTTTGGCCATAGTATACATTCTAGTAAGTGATGTTGATCGATCATGTTGTACCTCATAAGTCAATATACTAAATCTTTCGTAGCCTGTAAACACAAATAAATATGATTAAAGAGGAGTGTATATGATCTCAGTCAACTCTTTGATCGACAATGCTTTTAAGAGAACATCTCTAGTCGGAGATGGAGAAACTGTTGGACCTACTCAGTCTAAGGCGGGTCTATACGAGCTTCAATCTCTAATTTCTGAACTAAACACTGAAGACTTCCTTCTTGAAAACTATCATACTTATGATGTAACGGCGTCTGAGAAGATCAAGTTCGCCACTAAGCCAGAACACTGGTATATCGTCGACAGCGTAGATGACATCTCTGCTAGAATAGAACAGAATATCTACCACATGGACGACATCTACAAGATCGCTAATCCTAATGGAGGCAGTGAATTTTACTGCCTGAGAGTATTTGTACAGGGTCAGCCTCCTTCTCCTTTCACTACACCCGAGTGGAATGAGTACATGAGGAACATGTGGCCTAATGTCTTCGTAGACGAGATTCCTGATCGTGTCATGTCTGTTGGCCGTAAGATCGGCATGAGATACGCTCAATTGATCGACTCTGATAAGCCGACTATCGACTCAGAAACAAAGATGTCTCTATCCCATCTATACACATGCGAGACTGAGACAGAAGAGGTCAACTATCCGCACGGCGATGATCCGAACTACGAGCCTTACTATGTCGAGTACTTCATCGTCGAGACTGACTCGATTCAGTGGTCAGAATACCGTGTCACTGTGCTTAAAGGAATCAAATCTCTAAAGCTCGAAGACAAGCTCAGAATCGGATCTAAGTATGAGTCTATGATCGAAGATGGTCTTTGCTGCAAGCTCTGCATCAGATACAAAGACTTCGATTCACTGGAGAAGTTCGAGGAAGAGTTCGAAGCAGCTAAGAGACGCATCATGCAGGTCAACTTCGGGAACAGATCTATGACTTACTCGAACTGCGCACCAAGAGGCTATAACGACAACTACTTCAATCTTGCTGGTGGCAACTTTGGCTAATTGGAGGCAACAATGGCTCAAGCAAAGATAATCTACGATCTTGTCGGTGGCACTGACTTCTCAAGAGCTGCTCCAAACATTGAAGGAACTGCTCTGTCAGTGAACTGTTTCACAGAAGCTAACACTGAAGGAGACAACAAGAACGCTAGAACTTTCCTTCAGTCAGCTCCTGGGGTAAAATTTCTAGATACATTTGGATCAACTGACAAGTGTGATGGACTATATGTTCCATCCACTGGCCTATCCGCTTATGACTATGAGCAGTGCTTGTTCATGGCATACAACGGAGAGATCTTCAGAGTTGACTCGTCATTGAATCATGAACTGATAGGAGTATATGCTCTAGGAAACACAGTCTCTTTCGCAGAGACTGGCGGTGAGAGAGCTATACTTCTATGGGTAGACGGAACTGATATACACGGCTACAACTTGAAGACTGGTGAGAAAGTCGAAGTAACGCTTCCGAAGAGAATAGACGCTGAGAATGAATACATTCAGCCGACGCACATCTCAGTCGTTGACGGAACTATCGTATTGAATGACAAAGGCTCCTCGTTTACCTACTATTCCATCAAATATCCTCTGAATACAGCTAAGAGAAAGGTCTTCAAGATCATCAATGGACAGGTACAGTATGAATCTGACAAGATAACAGTCTCAATGACTGAGGTAGATTCTGGAGTATACTGCTTCCTTGATGATTATGGAGTTCAGAAATACTTCAACGGTTCAACTTCATCAGACAAGTGTGTCGCTATCAGCTCAGTGGGTCCACTTCTTACTATGTTTGGACCTAGCTCAATCGAGTTCTGGCAGAAAGGCAACTCAGAATCCTATCAGACTTGGCAGAGAACATCTTATACTATCAACAAAGAACAGGGTCTAGAAGCTCCTTTCTCGATAGCGTCTGTGAATCATCAGCAGTTCTGCATCGGGACTGGAAAGGCTAACGCTAAGTGTGTTCTAATGATCGCTGGCACTGAAGTCAGAAAGATCAGTCCTCTGTGGCTGGATCGAGTACTGGCTGACAATGATGTCAAGTCCGTGATCGGATGGACATATAGCAAGAACAATCACTCGTTCTATCTCTTCTCGATCAAGAACAAGTGCTATGTATATGACGCTACGACTTCTCAATGGCATATAAGACAGTCTAGAAACTACTACACTGGATCAGTCAAGAACTATATGCCTCTATTCGCAGTCTGGTGGAACAACAGGATCGTGACTGGATCATCTGAATCCGGAAATCTATATGAGCTTGACGAGAACTACTTCTATGAAGACTTCGACAATGAGCACAGACTTCCGCTTCTGAGAGTCAGACAGACGCCAGTTGTCACTTCTAACTACAAGCCGTTTGCTATCTATGAGCTTGCTGTCGAGTGCAATACTGGAGCTATGGACACTTACGGACCACCGGCTAAAGCACTTCTCGAAGTATCGAGAGATGGCGGATATACTTTCGGAAACGTGATAGAGTCCAGCTGTGGTAGAAGAGGACAATACTTCTACAGGCTGAAGTGGCTGAATCTCGGAATGTCCAGACAGTGCGTGCTGAGAATATCATATTCAGAACCGACAGACTTCGTCATGAGCGACTCAGAGATCAGATTCAAAGAGATGAGCACACCGCTTTAACAGGAGAAGATATGGAGATCAACAACACATCGTCAATCCGAGAACTTCTGCAAGCAGTGAACGGAACTTGGGATCTGACTACTCAGAATGACTGGAAGTGTTTAGAGAATGGAAAGATGAGACTATTCAAGAAGATCGTTTCTGGAGCGTCTCCTCTTCCGGACAAGTTTATCAACAACAGAAGAGAAGTTACGCCATACCTTCTGTTCAACAAAGATACAGTAACGGGTGGCGTAATAAGACTACAGGACACGGCTATCACAGCAGATGGTCTAGTCCTGATCATAGAATTCTAAAAGGACAAGCTTAACTTAAGAGGTATAACATGGGACTGATGGACTTCCTTGATCCGCTTGACATTACAGGCACCAGAGAAGATGCCAGAATCTCTGCTGCAAACAAGGCATTGAGTGATGCTTACGCTAAGGCTGAAGCTGCAGATCGTGCTAACAGAGATCTGTATTCACAGTACAACACGAAAGCTCAACAGACTTATGGCGATCTAGCTGGTAAGTACAACGACTATCTAAAGTCTTTCGAGAACTTAGAGACTTACAACCCTGGACAGTTCGGAGACAGCTACGACAAGTCAGTCGACGACTTCTACAGCAAGTTCGCTAATCAAAGACAGCAGCAGGCGATGAACGCTCTTCGTGAGTCATCTGACATATTCAGCTCTGACTATCAAGACGCTATGGCTGCTAAGCAGCAAGCTCTAGCTTCTGAGGAGTGGGACAAGGCTTATCAGAAGTACATGCAAGACAGAGCTCAGGCTGCTAACGAGTTTAACATGAACGCTAATCTCGGTCAGACTGCTTATCAGAATGAGCTGAACAAGGCTAGCACTCTTCTCGGTCAGTCTGCTGGAGCTCAGGACAATCTGATGAACGCTTATGGCAACTATGTCAACAATCTGGCTAACTCTAATCTAGCAGCAGCACAGAACTATGGCAACATGGTCCAGGCACAGACCGCTAATCAGAATAGCAAGAGAAGCGTGCTAGGACGTGTGTTCGGGTAAGGAGAATAGATATGTTACCAATGATCGCAGCAGCATTAAGTCTTGCCAACAAGAAAGCACAGAACGAGAAGAACATGATCAATCAGCTCGGTCAGCCTGTTCAGTTCAATGGACAGATGCCGAGCAGATCTATCCCAACGGCTAATGGTTCTGGACTCGGAAATGCTCTAAGCTCAATAAGCTCTATCTATGGAGCTCTATAACTGGAGGTTCTATGGCAGGTCTATTAACAAGAGTGATGCAGAGAATCGGATCGAACCCTGAGGGCCTTAATGAGACACCTCAGAACGAGCTGATGAACTTTGACAACGCTCTGTACATTCCAGTATCTAAGTCAGGAGGTCCAGCTAATTGGTCTATTCGTTCTGGAGATCAGGAGTATCTCGTTCCTCAGACTCAAGAGGAACATGATAGACTTCTGAATACATATTATCCAGACCGTGGCAGACTGAAGAACTGGAAAGAGCTTGGTAAAGCTGAAGAGAGGAAGTCTCCTCACTACTCAGACAAGGATGCTGCTCCGAGAAAGAATCTAGGAGCTAAATCCTCTGTCATAGAGGATATGGCTTTTGATCCTTTTGAGAAAAAAGCTTGGCTTCAGATTCGAGGCAAATGGTATGAATATGGAGCTTCTCCTGAACAGTTCCAACGATTCTTAGCCAGTGGATCTCTAGGAAGAGAGATGAACAACATCAAGAATAACAAGAGCATGACTCTCACTAGACTCAATGGCAAGAAAGGTAACTCTGCTCCTAAGCTGAAGACTGGCTATCAAGCAGCTAGATCACAAGGAATGTTTGGCAGGATAGCATCGCTATTCGGCTTCTGACAAATGAGGTATTAACATGGCACTTACAAATTTTCCACAAGCTCCAACTGTGAGCTCAATCTACAGTTTCCAGAACTCTGCTCCTCAGCTGTCAGAAGCGACAGCTAACAACACCAGAGCTCTACAGAACGCTTTCTCTTTCGGCACTAAGATGATCGACTTCCTGAAGGCTCAGGATCAAGCTGATCTGATCAGAAAGGGCGTAGCGGAGAATGCAGACGAGATCGCTGCTATTGAAGCGTCTAAGATCAACTCTCAGGATCCAACGATGGTCTGGAGATGGAATGAAGCTAGAAAGGATGCCGAGAATCAGGCTAAGCTGAACAGAGCTGCTTATCAGGCAAGAGATCAGCTTGACAACAAGACGGCTCAGGAGAAGTTCAAGAATACTGTCGACATGCTAGTCGGTCAGAGAACATCTACGACTCCAGCTGGAATGGAACAGCAGCTAAGAAATCTCGAAGCTACTATTCGTGATGGCAAGAACATCGGAGCTGATGTGTCTATGCTAGAGAAGAGAAAGAACGAGATCGAAGATGTGCTCTATCCTGCAAATGTCGCATCTGGTGAATTCAATGCAAGCAATGCTCCAGAGAATTTGAAGGCAGCAGTTACAGACTTCCTGAACCAGAAGAAGAGCTCTAAGGAGATCAAGCAGTTCATTGATGAACACCAAGACCTTGATAACGAAGACAGACTAAAACTGAACACGGCATATCGTGATGCTGAGAGAAAGGAGAGGGCTAAGGCGGACGAAGCCAACTTCAACAAGTTCATACAGAGCAAGGGATATGATCCAAAGACTGTATCTCCTAAGATCAAGGAGACTCTCAGAAGACAGTGGAAGAGTTCTAAGAAGTAAGGAGCTAATAACATGGCAACTATTACGAAAGAAGAATACCAGTTCTACAAGTCGCAGAATCCATCTGAGCTAACTAA